TTAATAAAAGACCACAAGACTCTTTAGGATCTTGGTCTTTCGCATGAACAAGTGCTTCCTCTTTCCAATTCATGCTATAAACGTACCAATCGAAGGAAACTCTGTTCTAGTACATTGTCTCTTTGGTGCTCTAATACCAGCAAGATCAAATACTGCTGCAAGTTCAAACTGCACGACTTCTCTATTTTCTGTTGATTTTCTATCAATTTTATAAATTTCTTGAGGAAACTCTGCTGTAGGATCTGGTGTTCCCAAAGGATTAGTATTTCCTGGAAAATTTATTGAATCTAAATATCTAGCTAAAGTTCTAATTCTTGTAACTGTCGCACCTGTT